CCTATTATAGTTAATCTTGTTAAAAACCTTGTCAAAACTGCTATAAAAAAACTGACAAAGAAAAAAAGTAAAGTAAAATAATATTGAACAACCAAAATCACATGATGGTTTGAAGTCTCCCATCCCTGTTTTACGCTAAGAAAACGCTTTTTTATATTGTTAATGTGATGTTAACAGTCTTATTGATACAACCCGTTAGATAAGTCCATAAAAAGCGGAAAAACTAGGTCTGTTGGCAGGTAAACAAGAGGCAGTTGTTCAACTTTTTTAATTTGATATAATTATATAGAACAACCAAAACCAGTAAAAGGTTTGAAGTTTGCTGTCCTTTAGCGCTTGATTTTGTCGACTATTTTCCTGTGGCTAAAGCTCCCAAACAGTTGTTCATTTTAATTTGTGAGCATGTGGTAAGACTTGGTTCATTTTAGGTTTGCTTACTATATCGGCACATAACCCATAATAAGGACTGTCTTTTGAGTACTCAGCCCCGCTAACTCTCAAAGTATGACAGTTCTTTAATCTTGCAAGCTCATAATTTAATCTTGCTGTTGATAGCTGTTGCCTTGCTATTTTTTCTTGAGTGGTTGCACTTTTTAGACAGGCATCTTGAAAACGTCTATCTAACGGAACGGATATTGTTGCAGCTATACCAAAATTAAATGAAGTCGCATCTTTGTTACCACTGTAATTTTCTCTATAAAAAAGAATTTCACCGGCAGATAATAAATTTCCATCTTCGTCAGCAGCTTCGTTATATACAGGGGTGTGGTAGATGTAGTCCTGAGGACGTTTTATTGCAACTGAGGTTGTAGCAAATGGGCTGACGCTTAAAGTAGCCCCTGAACATTTAATTCCATTGCCATATGTGTTTTCAGTCATTGGCCCCGTCAAAACTTGGGTTGCAAAATTAGAAACTGATGAACTGGTATTCGACTGTGGGTTAGCGACTGCCGAGGTGTTGGCGTAACTAGGCAAACAAGAAAAAAGGCTTATTAATTGGAAAATATAATAGTGGTATCTGTAACGACTTCTGAAGTTACTTGTCTTGTTATATCGGTTATAGATTCCAGAGATGGGCCTTTGTAAAATTCTGAAAACTGAAAGCTTTCCGATGTTTGTTGCCAGTTTGGTTTCTGATCCAGATTTAAGCCTGTCCATTCATAAGTAGTTCCGTTGATGCTTTCTGTGACTGTGGCATTGGGCATGGATAATGTCTCGCAGTTACCGCATGAAATACCAGAACCAGTGACACTGTAGGTATATCCAGAATTGTAGCGAACCTCTCTGATATTTTCTGTAAGATTATTTGTGGTGACGCTTCGGCTTGTACTTGTTGCACTTGTAAAATTTGGAACTACTGGGATCGCATAAGCTGGGTTAATAAAAAATATAAATGGCAGATATTTCCACATTAATCAATGGTTAAATCTGTGACAAATTGACCTGTTAGTACAATGCCTGTTCCTGTTCCACCTGTAAGCGTCATTGTGTGATGGTCAAGTGTTACGGCTGCTGTTCCTATGTTTCCAGCGGCAGTTGAGGTTAAATCACTAAAGTTGCTTACAGTTCCTACAGTTGGTGCAGATTCAGCAGTAGCATCGCCTTCTAAGTAACTAGTATTAAAAACAAAATTTTCACCTACAACTGTCTGACTTGCAGTAGGCATCGTTATCGATGGAATACCATCTGTGACACTTCCAAAGCCTCCCACAGTCGCAGTATCCCCGCTTGTAGTTGTTATGTTTGTACCGCTTATGCTATAACTTGAACCAATTTTATCCGCAGAAGTTCCAGCAGAAACACTTTCTAATTTTACACTTGATGTAAACGTGCTTTGAATATCACAATAGGCCACAGTTGGAAGACAGAGGACGGCAATTAAAAACAGCTTTTTCATTTAGTACCTACTTTGGAGTCTTTATTGTCTACTATAAGCTTGTTTTTCTTCTTGTCGCCATTTTTTTTAATATTTAGCCCAAAATTTCCTAAAACCGTACTCAAAATTCCAGCCGCGAAAGTGGTATCAATTTGTCTTGGTGAGTTTCCATAATATGAAAAGCTAATTACCGCCAAAGACCAAATCAAAACGATAAATTGAATTCCAGTAGAAACCCAATTCATCCCGTCTTTGATTTCTTCTTCTTCCATAAATAAGGCTTTTTGCTAAAACTAGCAAATTTGTCTACAGTTGAAAAGAATATATTACAAAAACATGATTCGATTTATTAAGCCAATACTTAAGTTCTTTGTCAAATCCAATGCTGTGAAATCGCTTGTAATCGGATTGCTTGAGGACTATGCGGCCTCCACCGAAACGGGCATTGATAATGAATTGGTCGCTCTTGTTAAGAAAAAGTTATGGCCTGTTACATAACTTTAAGTTATGGTTGGCGTAAGGCATCTGGTGGTCAGTGCCTTCTCTACAAAAAATGGGCTAACAGTCCCCAATGTTAGCCTGTTTCTAATATAAGGAGGTCAGCTTGCTATGGCTTGGGATGATTGGCTTACCATAACAGAAACGATTGAAGATCAACTTTATC